CCTGTCCTGCCCCTACGGCACCACAGGCAGCAATCAAACAGCTTGTAGCGCTGTTCATCGCAACCGCATGTTTAAAGCCGAAATGCTCGGCCCATTCCTTCTCTAAAGCCTGAACCTCTGGACCGCCGTGCAGTTGGCCTGCCAAGAATCCGGATAAAACACCGCTATCCAAAACCCGCATTACAGCGGCTTTTTCTTCCGCTCCAATGGCCGTCATGACAGGGCCTCGCAAATTTCCAAAACCCGGATGGCATCCTCGGCCTTACTGAGCAGCGGAACACCATGGGTTAAATGGTCTTTTATGTTCTGCACGGCCACCATCATTGGCTTGCGTTCATCTTCAATCTGGACCGGCTCACCATAGAGCTTGTCAAATTGGAAATCGAGCCTGGGAGCCGTACGGGACAATTCTATTTGCCTGCCAACATCCACCACACGCACAGCCGCTTCTGTAAAATACAGGATCGCGTCAAAAGCGTTCACGCAAGGCCGGGGAATGATGCCCAAATAAAATGGAGAGCCACCAACTTCAATCAGCCCATAGACACTGGGGTCATCGTGTTTCGCATCAACAATTTTTGCCCCAGGGCCATAGACTTTGACCTCCCCGGCCAGCATCTGGAGCATGTCGATCATGTGTGAGCCGTTATGGTAAAGACCATTTCCATAAAAACCAGCGCCGCCAATGAAATCGCCCAGATCTCCATCCCGAATTAGCCCCTGGATATCCTGGAACATGGGAGAAAAACGGCGAGTGTAATTGACCGTCACAGCCTGACCGCAAAGCCGAAAAGCTTCCAGCAGTTTTTTGGCCTCAGCAGCATCACGGGTAAAAGGCTTTTCGGCAAAAACAAGCTTCGACCAGCCCTGAAGCTTTTTCATAACGTCCAAATGTGCAGCATCAGACGTTGCCACGACAGCAACATCAACAGGCCATTTTGCGGCGTCCTGAATATGACTAAATGCTTTACCGCCCCATTTATCAGCGGCCGATTTGGCTTTTCCAAGATCGCTATCCACAAACCCGGCTATTTTAAAACCGGCTTTTGTGAACGCTTCGGCATGACTTACAGGGCCGAATGCGCCTTTTGTTCCAGCTCCGATTATAAGAACTGTGAGTTGTTCCGCCATAACTGGTATTTCACCTCCGCCAAGTGCCAGTCTTCTATAGTGTCGATGTCTTGCGCTTCCATTTCGCTGGTAATCAGCGGCGTGGAACGCTCCATAAAAAGCTTCTTTTGGGTCTGTAACTCCTCTACATTCAGCCAGTAAAATTGCCCGGCGTCATGGTAGATAGGCTCCAAATCCTGCGATCGGGTTGGATAATGCTCCGGCTGAAGCATCTGGGCTCGCCCATTGGCGATCTTCAAACCTCTTTGAGGTGGGTAGCTGTATTTAACTACCGGAAACGTACTATCTGCCCGTTTGGCATAGTGTTGCACCAAGGCAAGAGCTATTTTTTCACCTGTTAAAAACGGGTTGCAAGGGTAGATGCAACAGATATCAGTCGGGAGATACGATTCGTATTTTTGCAAAACTTCCAGCAAAACGGGAACCGTTCCGGCTGTATCGCTGCTGTTTTCCTTGCTTCTCCGGTGGGATTTAGCCCCGTATTTAGCAGCAATCGCCGCTATTTCCGGATCATCCGTTGAAACAACGATGTCATCAAAGCACTTGGACGCCTCAGCCGCCACAATTGCATAGGCGATTACAGGATTTCCGTCAAATTCCTTGATATTCTTTCGAGGGATCCGCTTACTCCCCCCACGCGCGGGTATGATCGCTAATCTCATGGTTTTTCCGCCTCCATTTGATTAACCGCAGCCCTCCTCACCGCCGAAACGGCGAGGGCAGGCAACGGATGCGGCGAGTGCCGCCACGGCGGAAGTGGAAGCTCCCGCGCGCATTTCTTTTAATTCATTGGGCGAGTGACCCAAGTAAATGTTTTGTCTGTGTCCGCCCCCGCTGTTGAGGACAGGACTATTTTGGCAAATCTCACACCTGCAAACTTGGTGAAGTCCAAGGGGATATAATGGGCCGCTTGGGTGGATGTGTTAATGGTATAAGACCCGCCGGAACTGGTAGCCATCGTGTAAAACGTTTGAGTACTGCCTTTGGCCACTTCGAATGTGATACTAGTGGCGCCAAGGATTGTTGAAGGCTGAATTAAACCAACCGGGACATTGCCACTAAGATCAATAACCCCTGTCCGCTGGCTGGATCCAACCGTTGCGACAGCTTCAAAGTTCAGTACATCATAAGAGCCGATGGCCATAAGATTATGCTCCGTTTCCCCAGTTGGTTATAAAATATTGACAATCTTCCGCCGCACCACGGAAGTAATTGGCAGCATCCATCGCCTGCTTGGCTTGCTCGACTGCACGGTTGTGATTGCTCATCAGTTCGCCGTAACGAACCTTGGCTTTTGTCACAAACTCACTATCGGATTCGTAACCGTACAGCCTCGCCTTCAGGAGTTCAGTTTCCTTTGGCAGAACGACGTTTGCATATTTTTTAGCCACGCCCAGCCAGTATTCTACCGATGGGCGTTCCTGCTGGTACTCTCCACCAGCAGCCATATCAACACCCCATACCCCGATGGTTTTATACCCATCCATCAAGGCCAGAGCGATCATGTAGCTAATGCTGTTGCTGAAATAAGGGGCAAGCCCTTCTTTTTCACACCAAGCCTTGATCTCTTCCAACGGATACTTGACCGCCGCCGGAATATCAGGCTCGTCGTTCAAGAAATAGATTGGGCGCTCCGGGGATTGCCCTTTCAGCCAGTCGATGTGCTCAATTTTAGAGCCGCCAGCGGGTCGGGAATCGCCGCGAACAATAGCCCCAGCATCCATCCGCACATCATGCATGGGTGGGTATTCGCGGAAGTTTTTATGCATCTCAAACCAGCGGTCCCACCGGTTAGCTGGTAGGGCTGTGTAGATGTTGTTAAGCGTCCAGATTTCCCAGGATTCATCCTGGAAAGGGGCCAGCATCATGCTGGATGGCGCAAAGCCGACAATTGCGACCTTGTCTGTACGCTTCCGAACAGTAGGCAACTGCTTTGTTGACTCCTTAGGTGTCTCTGTGGGTATTGGGGGAAGGCTGCCAAAAGACTGCCCCCCCGAAACCCTCAATTCCACCGGAACAATTTTGTTTTCCATAGATTCCGCCTTTCTATGCGATTTTTACGACGACTGGGTAGACAGCAACAGGTTCGTGGTGCTATGCCCAAGCAAATGCCACCGTGCAGATGACACTGAGATCGCGCTAAACCAGTTGCTGAATTCGTTCCCGCCGGAACTGGTGAACACAGCCACTTGATTAGTGCCATCGAACGTCACCGAACCATCAGTAGATGCCCAAACGGATTGCCGAGAGCTGGTGCTAGTGTTCAAGCACTTAACCGTGATCCTTTGACCATACGGACTGGTAGGTGGTGCCAGGTAATACGTCAGTGCCGTTTGGCTGGATCCGGTAATGGTTAAGTGCCCGAACGCCGGATTGTACCCAGAAGTTGCCGCCGCAATAACCGGAACACAGCTAACTGCGCCCGTGTTATACACTTCGACAACCTGACTGGAGTACAGAAGGCTTGCGTTTTGCGTCGAATTGGATTCAAATCGCAGCGCGCCTTCTGTCGCTCCGTAGGTGGAGTTGTAGGTACTTTTAAGTCCCATCATTCACCCCCTACGACAACGCAGTCGGCATCGGCTGGCGGGTATAACGAGCACCGGACATCAGGCCGATTGCGCTAACCGTTTGCCCAGTCGACTCCGTGATGGTGAAGTAAGTGAAAGGATGAGTCAGATCCGTAGTGCCGGACAAACCACCAGTAGAGGAAATCAGGTCCTCTTGAGTCACGCTGAATACATACAGAGCATTGTCTACGGTCCCCAGCGTGATACCGGTAGAAGTAGCGCTATATTCAGTGCTCAGCGTGTCCACACTGGCTTGTGTCGAGTAGTAGTATTTGAACGCAATAGCCTGAGTGCTGTTTGCGGTATTGTCGCTGGATTTGTAGACCGTCAGGATCCCAGCATCTGCATGGGTGCTGAAGTTGATGATCGTATCCAGCCGAAAGTATTTTTTCAGGCCTACAACATCACTGGCCAGGTTGGAGCTGCCGGTGGCGTTGGTGGTAGGAGGAATCAGGTTTACTACGTTGAAATTCCCGATGATCGGGGTGCCTTGCAATAACATGGGCGGAATCTCCTAAAGATTGCTTAAAACTGAGACCTTTCCAGGGCTCCGCCAACCCTGGAAAGGTTATTTATCTACTAGGCGCGGGTGGCCAACGTCACGAAAGCCGACAAGGTGTTGCTACCTTTTTTCGGCGTAATAGCTTCGTCGTATTTCGGCTGGCCGTTCACTTCCTTGGTAAAGCGGAATACCACTTCATCATTCAGGAACCGAACATGCTCGGACTTGGCAATGGACAGGCCTTCTTTTTCCACCAGTGCATACTGGGAAAGGTCAGCCAGCACCAGATCGCCTTCGGTGCCCAGAGTCTCGGCAGTTTCCACCGGAATCAGGGGCTTGCCGTACAGCATACCGTTAGGCGCAGAGACCAGCCCGGAAGGAGGCAGGAACACCGGAACGCCAGCGGTACCGATCGGCAGGGTCATCAGGTGCAATTGCGGCTCGATGTCTACGTTGTAGAACCAAGCAGCATTGGCCCGGAAACGGGGGAAGCAACGAGCATACATCTTCACGATGTTTTGCGGCACGATGGTATTTGCGGGCTGGTTTGCCTCCTTGGAAATGGAGATTTTGCTGCCGCTATTCATGAAGCCCAAACATTTGCCGTTGCCGCCGTTGCCGTCGAAGATTTCCTCATCCAGCACCACGGAGAATTCTTCCGTGATAGCCTGACGGGTCAGGGATTCTACAGCAGAGGCATCGCGCAGCAATTCCTTGGTGAAGTATGCCAGCGCCATCATCTTGCTGGATTCAATCCGAACCTTATCGAACTTGATTTTGGTGGGGTCAACTGTACCAGCTTCAACAGCACGATAAACCTGTACACCACCCCAGCGAGCGCCATCGGCTCGGCTCTGATCTTTAATCTTGATGATTTCAATGGCGTTGAAGCCGGCACCGATTTGCAGCTTCATGCAACGCGGCGCCAATTGACCAACTTCAGCCACATTCTGCCAAATTTGATCAGCAAACTGGGTTTGGATCAAGAATCCACCATCTTGCAAGGGGGCAGTACCAGCGCCGGTAATAGCAGCGTTGACTTCCAGCAAGCGAGGATCAACTGGGCCACCCGTCAAGGCAGCAGCAGCAGCTTGGACCTGTTCACCCAAAGTGTTGAACAGCTTGGGACTTTTCTTGGGAGCGGCTGCCTTAGCCTGCTCTTCTAAAAGCTCTTTCTCTTCCCCGCCAATAGAGGCCAGGGCTTTGTCTGCTTCGTGAATATCAACTTCACGCTGCAGAGCGGATTCAATGCCGTTTTTCTTTTCTAGCAATTGGCCCCATTTAGTCTGCTGTTCGCTGCTCAATTGGTTGCTACCGCAATCCTTGTGCAGAGTTTCCATGTCTTTTTTGGTCGCGGCAAGCTCACGCTGAAGCTTAACGATCGCGTCGTTCATCTGTTTCATCTCCTTTGGTTCGTTTAAAACATGTCTAGGTCGCGCTGCCGCCGCTCAGCACTGAGCCCGACGTCATCGCTTGCCGCCTCAACATCCGGCGTTTCCGCCTCACCGGAGAGAAACTTGCTTTCACTTTCACTCTTTACGCCTAATCTTTTGAGGGTGCTGGCCAATGTGCCAACACGATCAGCCATCCCGGCCTTTACCGCGTCTTCGGCCATGACCATCCGGCCTTCGCCGAAGCCTTCACGCACGTCAGAAGCCTTAACACCCCGTCCCTTGGCTACGCCTTTTACAAAATAATCATAATAAGCGTCTACTCGTGCCTGAAGGGCTTCTTTAGCATCTTCCGTCAGGGGTTCGTAATAATTACCTTCAGTTTTGTACTTTCCCGCCTTGATGAAAGTGGTATTGATTCCCTGTGCCTTCATCGCCTCAGAATAATCTTGATGCATCAGGAACACCCCAATGGAGCCAACAGATCCAGAAGGGGCAACGATCAGTTCTTCGGCAGCACTGGCGATATGATATGCAGCACTGGCCGCTTGCGGGTTGGCCACAGCCACAATTTTCTTTTCTTTTCGGGCTTCCAAAATCTGTTCAGCAAATTCCATTACCCCGGAAACTGAACCTCCTGGACTATCCACATCCAGCACAATGGCCCCGATATTAGGGTTTTTAACCATCATTTCCAGGTCTTCGGACAGTCTTTCAACGGATGAACCTCCGAAAAACTCAGAAAAGAATGAAGAACGATGAGAAATCACCCCGCGAATAGGCAAAACAGCAATATTCCCGGATATTTTAGCGGGCCTACCACGTTTCAGCGCTTGAATTTGAGCTTCAAGCTCTGGATCTTTGGATCCTCGGACACTCAAAGACACATATTCAGACAAAAGGGCGAATTCTTCGGAGCGAATCGCCCATATGGTGCTATTAAAGGCACTTAAAAGCTTCATTTATCGCTGTTTCCTTTATTGGTCGATTGCTGGCCCTTGTCAAACCCAGGCGTTGCCGCAGTGGGCGGCGGGTCACTCAACTTTCGCAAGTTGTTTGGAATCATGGGCTCATCCAAGCCGTCCAGGGCGTTCAATCCCTGCCGTTTCCGGACCTCATTCGGTGTCATCCAGCCGTTTTGGATGCCGCTGGCACTGTATTCCGCCTGAGCTTTTAGATCGGCGGCCATCAGGTCGTTCAAATCAAACTTGGCAAAATAGGTTTTACGCTCATCTGCCAACAACAAATCCCGCCCGATTGAGTCTTCAATCCGCCGGAACTTGGGCCTCATGGTGTAGGTACTAAAATCCAGAGACTGATGTTCGATGTTGCTAAAGGTTGCCCGCAATAACTGCTGAACCAAGTGCGGGGGAACCCCGAAAATTCGGCAAATATCGGTAAGTTGAAACTCTCGGGTATCTAAAAGCTGAGCATCTTCCGGATTGATGGAAATAGGCTTGTATTTCAGCCCGCTACCCAGGACAGCAACTTTGCCCGAATTGTTAGGACCTCTGTGGGCGCGCTCCCAACTCTCCCGGATTGATTTTCGGGTAGGGTCATCAATCTGCAAATCGGACTCTAAAGCACCGCCAGGATTGGAAGCATTGCCAAAATAACTTGCCGCATAACGCTCAGCCGCCTCAGTTACGCCTACTGTATCGGCATTGGCTTTGATTGGTGAAATCGGCGTAAATCCGTCTTCCTCTGTGTATTCCACAACCCGAAATAATTCTTCAGGCATGAAAATACGCTCTAGGCCGTCTTCATCTATGTAGCGATACCGCCACCGCTTTCCAGGAAGCTTTTCAATCGTTACCCTATCAGGGTGGAGAGGCAAGAGCGCTTGAGGATATCCAGAGCGATCCAAAACGATTTCGGCATAGAAAAAGCCCCGGATGCTGGCGCAGCGAATCAGTTGCTGCTTGAACTCAAAGGGGGTCTGATAATGGTTCGGTGCATGCATCAAGACGTCATACAGCGGATGATCAACCGCCAATTCTTTGCCGCCATTCTCTATATGCCGGAATAGCTGACAAGGCACAGCCGCCCCGTTTTCAGAAAGCAGGCGGACACAAGCATAAACCGCAGTGATCCGCATAGCAGTTGTCGGATTGATTCGAACACCCGCATTGACGGCATACGGATAACCGTCATACCAGAAATCATCCAGCGGGCCAGGGGTTTGGGCTTTAGGCTGCCATAGCCCCTTGAAATTTTCAAAAAAGCCCATTTAAACCTCTTTTATATGAATTCAATCCCTTGTTCGTACCCGGATAGATACTTGGTCGGGTGAAGCATAGCGACGCCTTTGGCCATAATGGCCGCCACCACGCCGTCAATCTTGTTCGCGTCGATCTCCTTACGCGGGAAAACGTTGTCTTTCCGGTCCACTTGGGCTGTGACGTTGCTCATCATCCAGTCAAGAACCGGGTTGCCGTTGTAGGCGGCTTTCATCGCGTAGGCATCCACCTGGAGTTCTTTCATCGGCTCTGACATCGTGCCGACCGTGTTCCGGTATTCCAGCATCGGTGCACCCTCAGCCTGTAATTCGGTTGCCATCTGAGTGGCTTGCCAAGGGTCATAGGCTATATGCTGAACATCGAACCTGTTCCGGTCCTCGCGCAAATCGTCTTTGATCTGCCCGAAGTCAATCACATCCCCGATGGTTTCAGTTATCCAGCCTTCAGCCACCCAGCGTGCGTAGCGATCGTTGTTTTCTACTGCTTCTTCTGGAGCGTAAAACTTCCAAAAATAGGTGCTCTTCCCCGGCTCTTCAAACAGATAGCATTTGGCCACCAAGTCGATCTTTGTAGCCAAATCGAGGGCGATGTTGCATTTCTTCCCAGCAAAATCATCAAGTGATAACGTCGTATCCGCACAGCGTCGCCACTTGAGGATATCCATCCAGGCAGAGCTGGCATTCATCCACTGATTAAGGTGCTTACAGCGGATGATGTTACGCTTACCGGGGTTATTCTTGGCTGTTCTCAGCCGTCCCAGCAAGTAGTCATCAAAGACGCTAACCCCATAGTTGGGGTTGGCCTTCTTCCAGTTTTCGTAATCCGTCCAGTCGTCATCATCATCGATCGTATAGATCAGGCCGAAGATCTCTTCGTCTTCGATGATGCCCTTAAGAACCTTAATCACCTCGTCCCGCTTTTCATAGCAAGGACTGGAAATGTCCACACCGGCCGTGGTGGTAATCAGCCTTAACGGCTGTTCCCGCGCCCCCATACCAGTGGCCATGGTGTCGTATTGGTTGGAGTTGGGGTGCTCGTGGTATTCGTCAGTAATCGAACAATGCGGGCTGGCGCCATCGCCGGGGTCACCCACGACCACTTGAAACTTTGAAGCGTGTTCCTCGCTGAAAATGGATTGCGCGGCCACAGTGAGGTCGTAGTATTCCAGAAACTCCGGATCGCGCTTGGCCATCAAACGGGCCGGACCGAATACCTCCCAGGCCTGTTTCTCATTGGTGGCCCCTGCGTATACCTCTGCCCCTTGCTCACCATCGGCGGTAAGCATATACAATCCAGTTCCAGCCGCTTTGGTGGACTTAGCGTTCTTCCGGGGTACTTCCAGATAGGCTTCGCGATATTTCCGCTTGCCGTCGCTTTTCCGCTCCCATCCAAAGACGTTGGCGAAAAAGAACACCTGCCAGGGTTCAAGTTTGATTTCAGTCCGCGCCCATTTCCCCTTGATATGACGCAGCTGCGTCATGAATTTGCAGACTTTTTCTGCTTTTTTGGGATTGAACCGGTAAGGGAACGACTTCTTTTCTTGCTTCTTTAGGTGGTTTAAATGCCTGCGACAGGCAAGCTTGACCAGCTCACAAGCCGGAATTACATCAGAAATAACGTCTTCAGCGTATTTCCGTGCAATCTCATCCCACATCGCTCCACCGGTTTTTCGGTTTCTCTTTCGGTGCAACTTGCAACCGGGCGCGATCGGAAGGGTTCATGCCCAGTTTACCAAGCATCGTCAATAACAAATGCCGTTCAGAAGCCGTGCAGGCATCATTCCAAGACAGGAACAACAGTCGGGACATCTCCAACACGGTTAGAAGATCAGCGTCTGTCAACACCCCAAGAGGAGCTGAAGCAACGATCAGATTGTAGGCGTCCTCTTGCGTACGACCTTCCATGCTGCCAGGATACGGAGGCAAAGGCCCGGTAGTCTGAGGCTCGTTGGCACGGTCCTTGCGGCGCTGTGGGTTCTTTTTATAGGCCCCATTCAGTTCCAGCACCTTGGTGGCCTTCGGTGGTCTGCCTCTGGTCATTGCGAATCCTCAATTAAAAAGTCTAATTTTGTGGAGAAAAAAGTTTGTG